AAATTTAATAGGTTCAACTTTATATCCAGATAATACAAGGGCGGCATTTGCTTCAATTGGAGATGGTTTGAGTGATGCTGAAATAGCTTTATTTTATCAATTAGTACAACAATTCCAAACAGATTTATCAAGACAAGTATGATAGTATATAAAATCACAACCGAAGATTACAACAAAATTAAAGGACAAGCATACGCACCAGATTGCTATTTTAATCCTTAAAGTTTAGTATATTTGTAGTATGGCATATTTATATAGACATATTAGAAAAGATAAAAATGAAGTTTTTTATGTTGGGATTGGAAGTGATAAAGATTATAAAAGAGCATATGTAACTGCAGGAAGAAATAAGTTTTGGAAGATTATACACAATAAAAGTGAGATTGAAGTTGAGATAATGATAGATAATATAGATTGGGAAGTAGCTTGTGAGAAAGAAAAGGAATTTATTAATTTATATGGAAGAAGAGATTTAGGGAAAGGGACATTAGTAAATTTAACAGATGGTGGAGATGGCACTTTAAATAGAAAGCAAGGAGATGAAGAAAGAGAATGGAGAAAGAAGTTTTATAAAGAAAATAATGGGTTTAAAGGCAAAAAGCATAGTGAAGAAGCAATAAACAAAATGAGAATGGCAAAGCTTGGCACTAAAATATCAAGAGAAAGAGTTGAAAGGCAAAGAGCTAAAATGATTGGGAAGTGTAAAGGAGAAAATAGTCAATTAAGTAAATTGGTATTAAATTTAGAAACTGGTATATATTATTTTGGAATAAGAGAGGCAAGTGACTCATCTATATATAAAGTATCTACATTGGGAAGAATGCTTAATGGTAAAAAACAAAACAAAACAAATTTAAAATTAGTATAAAATGATTGTATACAAAATTAGCGAAAAAGATTATGATTTCATAAAAGGTAAAGCCTATGCACCTGACTGTTATTGGAATCCAATAGCCGATATAAATGGCAACTGGGTTATATCAATAGAGGAGCTTAACGGAATAGTATTCCCAGAGTTTCTTTATTTATCCGAGCAACAATGCGAAGAAGTAGATGGCGAACAAGTATGCCATTATGTTAATGTTGAGCCTATTGAATACCAGCCCATCCCAGCTCCTCCATTCCCAACAAAATAATATGAAAGTTTGTAGTAAGTGTAAAGTAAAAAAGAGTTACGAGTGTTTTAGCAAAAATAATGCTAAAAAAGATGGACTATGTTTTCAATGTAAAGAATGTGCAAGTGCATATAATAAATTATATGAAAAAACAGAAAAAAGAAGAGCATATTTAAGTTCAGATAGTTCAAAGGAAAGAAGAAGGTTAAGGTCTAAATTTGAATATGCAAAAGATACAAGAAAAGAATATGTAAAGGAATATCTTGATAAAAACAAAGAATATATAAGAGAGTACAAAAGGGCGTATAATACAAAAAGGAAACAAACAGATACATTATATAAATTAAAATCAACTTTTAGGTCTAATATAACAAAATGTTTTAAAAGAATTAATCATAAAAAAAGTTCTCCAACTACTGAAATACTTGGGTGTTCTTTTGATTATTTTAAATCATATATAGAATCAAAGTTTGAGAATTGGATGACTTGGGATAATTATGGTAACTCTGTAGATGAAAATGGTATGAGTTGGGATTTAGATCACATAGTACCTTTATCAACTGCAACTACTAAAGAAGAAATGGAAAAACTAAATCATTATACTAACTTTCAACCATTGGATTCAAGAATAAATAGATTCCAAAAGAAAGATAAAATTGAGTATCAACCAGCACCTCCTCCTCCATTCCCAACTAAATAATTTTTTAACTATAAAACACAATACACAATGAAACAAGTAACATTAAACGAAGAACAATTAAAAGCTTTAGACGCTTTCTTACAAGAGATGCCAATGAAATATGCTGCACCAATTGTAAGCTTTCTTAACGAGGCTATGAAGTCTCAAGAAGCAGAAGTAGTCGAAGCTTAGTAAAACTTAGCTTATGAAAAAACTAATTAACTTTATCGGTGGTTTCTTTTTAGATAAACCAGACGCTCCGTCTATGAAGCGTTTAATTGCATTATTTTTGGGAATCCTTTTAGGAGTAACCCTATATCATAATAGCTTTAGTGAGCAACACGTAGCTCCTTCTGAGGCTTTGGTATATTCAGTAACTTTATTAATTGCTGCCCTATTGGGTTTGAAAGTAGTTGAGAAATTTATTGATGGATATTTTGGAAAGAAAAACGAATCTAATGACTCAAGCGAAGAAACCAGCAACTAAGAGAACAACAACAAAGAAGGTAACAGATGCAGCTTCAGGCGCTGTTAAATTACCTGTTAGTTTCAACCAGTTTAGAAAGTACCCTATTGCAGCGGTAGCTTTCCTTTGTGTATTTGGTATTATCTATGTATACAAGGATATGAAAGCTGGTTCAAGCAAAGGTATAGATAACTGCATTGAAGATAACCGTAATCTTCAAAAGACAGTTGATAAAAAAGATTCTATTATTTATAATATCATAGCTCAACAAGCTATTATAAACGCTACTAAGTAATATGGCAGCACCAAAAAGAATAGACAACGCATTAACAAAAACTACATTAGACCTTCTTAAAAAAAGAATGGTTCAGGATAGTACAAATAATGCTAACAATAAAGGTCCAGTGTCACCTATGGATAGTTTAAAGCATCAGATTGGTAAAATGATGGAGTTTGAAAAAATTATGGGTGGATATGATCCTATTGGAGATACTGCTCGTGGATTGCCAAATTATGGGTATAACCAATCGCAATTGCCTTATAATAAAAAAGATCCTAATTGGAAACCTCCTGCTAATAAAAAAGAAGCGGTGGATATGTATGTAAAAGAATTGGGAAATAAACTAGATCATTATCCTTCAGCTATGGAAAAAGCGGAAGCTGCTGATTTTATGTATAATACAGGTAGAGATCCTAGGGTTTATATGATTGACGCTTATTTAAAAAAACAAGGCGGTGTTGGAGTTGCTAATAGGCCAAGATATAACGTAGACAACAAAACAGAAAAATGGACTCCAGAACTTCAAAAAGAAGTTGACGATTTATGGAATGCACATAAAAAAGATTTAATGAAACTTAGTGTAAACGACAGAAGGTTACTAATGAACGAAGGAAGAGATAGTTATTATCAATCATTAAACAGAGTGAATGGTCAACCTAATCCTATGTATAAAGCAACTTGGGCCCCTAGACTTTGGTATTCAGTAAACGATTATTAATATGAACATTAAAAGAGCAGGAGTAGTAATTATACTTACAATACTTGGGTTGATATTAATAATGTTGACCTCTATAACAGCACAGAAAGCAATCCGACCTCACGAGGTTAAAGGTTGGCATTCTATTAATATTGACTCTATGATTACAGTAACTGTAAAGAAAAATAGTCAGTTTATAGAAAAGCGTGTTGGTGAATTAAAACACGCTGAGAAAGCTTGTGATAGTTTTAAAACTGTAGTAACTGAATTGAAACAAGAAAATACTAAACTAAATGAAAAGATTAACGGTACTGACGATGATGCTCCTGCTCAGCCTTTCGAGCTCAAGCCAATCGTATCCGAAGACAAAAATAATTAATGGAGATACTGTTGTGCTTTTATTAAAAAGCCAAGCAGATGATATTAACACTAAATTCTACAACTACAATGAAAAAATTAATACTCAAAAAGCTAAAATCGATAGTCTCTTCTTACTTAGCAAAGTTGGGAATAAAGCTGTAATAGATAGTTTAAAAGAAAGACTAGAGATTGCTATTACTGCTAACAACCAATTATTCGGATATAATGAAGGGTTAAGAAAGGCCTTTGAAGATATGAGTAGCTCTATAGATAGCGCTTTAATGAGAAGGGCGAAATATATAAGAAGAAAATACATATTAGATAAATATTAAAATATGAGCCCATTTAAAAGTGAATCACAACGTAAATTTATGTATGCCAATGATCCAAAGATGGCAGCACGCTGGGAGAAAGAAACTCCAAAAGGAAAGAAATTACCTAATAAGGTGAAGACTAAAGTTCAGTCTAAGCTTGCAAAGAAGCGAATGTAAGATGGCAAAGACTAAACTACCAGGACTCTGGGAAAACATTAGAGCCAAAAGAGCAAGAGGTGAAAAGCCTGCAAAAAAAGGAAGCAAAGCTTTCGTTAAAGCTGTTGAGTCTGCAAAGAAAATAAATGCTAAAGCTAAAAAGAAAAAGTAATGACTGCTATCCACGAGTTTCAATCTACATTATGGGTTGATACTCCCCACGGAGAAGGACTTGCAATATTAATGATAGACTATGGGATACATCAAAACACTATATGGGTTGTGTCAAATAAGGACGATGGAAGAGTCCGTCATTATGATTCAAATGATATTAAACTTAGTATAAATAATACAATTCATTTAAATGATCCAGAGAGGTAAAGAAAAGTTTGCAGGGTATAATAAGCCTAAGCGAACTCCAGGAAATAAAACTAAAAGCCACGCTGTTCTTGCTAAGGTAGGAGATAAAGTAAAGCTTATTCGTTTTGGCCAACAAGGCGTTCAAGGCGCAGGTAAACATCCAAAGACAGAAGCGGAGAAAGCAAGAAAGGCTTCTTTCAAAGCTCGTCACGCAAAGAATATTGCTAAAGGAAAAATGAGTGCAGCGTGGTGGTCTAATAAAATTAAATGGGTTATACTATTATTGATATCAACAGGAATTTAATTTAAAACAAATATAAAATGAAAAAAGCAACTAAAGTAGGATTCAAAGCATTAGCAGAAAAAGCAGCTAAGTCTTATGTAAAGAAAGGCGTAGTTAAAGCTAAAGCTAAAGAAATCGGTGCAGCTATTGCAGCAAAAGTAGGTATGAAAAAATACGGAAAAGCAGCAATGGTAAAGAAAGCAATCGCTGGAAAGAAAGCTGCAAAGAAATAAGAAAGGTACGGATATTGTCCGTATCTTTTCGTATCTTTGCGTATTACTAAACACAAACACACACAATGAGTAAAAGATCTATGCCTCCTGGTAGCCAACTATTTGTTGAGGTTCCAGAGATTCTCCAGTCTACAGTTACTACTGAAAATGGTGTAACTTTATTTATCGATCCTTCATTCGAGCCTGAACAACACGCTCAAGTAAATGGAAAAGTGTATTCTTTAGGTGGTCGATGTAAATTAAATATAAAAGAAGATGACGAAATACTTATTAGCTATCATATGGCTGCTGATTACTTTGTCGATGACAATGGTGATCGTAAGTTTAATAGAGTTTTTAATATTGACGGAAAACTTTTGTGGCTTTGTGATGAAAACTTTATTATGGCTCATAAAGTTGATGGAGAGTGGAAAGCAGTGGGCGATTGGATTCTACTTAAGGCTATTCCAGAGAATGAAATAAAGTCAAGTCTTATAATAATACCAGATACAATTACAACAAAGTATAAGCAAGGCAAGTGTACATTTTTGTCAGGAGACTTAGACGTTCCTGTCAACAGTACAGTTTTGTTTCAAGAAATGTACCGATCTGTGTATAAACTTAAAGATGGCACAGAATTTGTAATATTAAAGAAAGATAGGATTTATGGCTACGAGTAAATACGCACAAACACAGGTAGCCAAAATGATTATCAATCCATATTGCGGAGATGTGCTATCTGAATATCCAAGACTTAAAGAAGTTATTGGAAACACAAACACGAAACACATAACACAGCAGATAGCATTTCTCTCTTGGGTTTATGACTTTAATTCCCCTGCCGTAAGGGACTTTTCAGACATAAACAAAAGAAAAGAATGGGCAAGACTTGAGACTGAGATCACACAAGATCCTAGTTACGAGCTTGCCGTTTCTTTTTTAACTAAGGTAGTAAAGTCTAGAACTTGGACTTTGATATGTAGCTTAGAGTCTACATTTACTGAATATGCTGAGCGTGTGGCAAAGCGTATTGAAGATGCTGAGAACGGAAAGGAAATTGATATATTAAAGGCTGTAGAGATTAAGAACAAGATGCTTAATCAGATGGCAGATATGAGTAACTCTATAGATGAACTATATGGTAAGTTATTCTCTAATGACCAAGACTTAATTGAGGAGCACAATAGAAAAACTATGTTTACTCCAGAGGCTATGTCTAAACTAACAAAGAAAAATGTTTAAGCCCATAAAGCAACAGAACTGGTCATCTACAGAAGTAGAGATTGCAGGATTAAATTGCCACATACCTGCAAAAGGATGGCTGTATAATCCCTTTACTTCTAAGTGGGAATACTTTGGTATTGAACGCAGATCTACCAAGATGGAGTTGTGTTATTGGGAGCCAGATCCTAGATTCCAAGAATATCAAAAGTGGGAGAAAGAAGAGCAGGCAAAACAAAAGAAAGATCCAGAGTATATCCATCCAGAGTTAGAAGACTTTAAAAGATACTGTTGGATTAGAAGATTGAGCGGTCATTGGTTTAGTAACAATGGAGAACCTACTTACATTACAGGTGTTCATTGGTATTATTTGTCTTGCTATCATATGGACGTTGGTCTTCCAAGGTTTAGAGATAAAGATAGAGAGTTGTTTTATTTTTGGGATTATAATGTAGAGGATCCAGAAAGTTTTGGCATTGTGTATGTAACTAAACGTAGATCTGGTAAGTCTTTTACAGCAGGTTGTATCGCATTAGAGGCAGCGTCTAGAAGTGAAAACTTTTGGGCAGGTATCCAATCTAAAACAGATGAGGATGCAAAGATATTATTTAGAAAAACAATTATAAACGCATATAGAAAGTTACCTTCTTTCTTTAGGCCATTGTCGGATGTTCCTTTAACAGGAAAGGTTCCAGCAACTGGTCTTAAGTTCTCTACAGGCAAACTAGAATTAGATGAGGAAGAGTTGATGTCAGGCATTGACTTTAGATCTTCTGGAGTTACGGCTTATGACGGACAGAAACTAGGATACTATTTACACGATGAGATTGGTAAGGTAACGCTATTAGATATTAGGGATAGATGGAATGTTGTTAAGTATTGTTTACTTGACGATCAGGGTAAGATAATAGGAAAGTCTTTCCATACAACAACAGTAGAAGAAATGGAAGCAGGTGGTAGCCAAATGTTGGACCTATGGAAAAACTCTAACCAATATGAGAAGAAAGGAAAAAGAACAGCCAGCGGTCTTGCTAGGTTCTTTGTTGCAGCAGACGAAACAAGACATCTTCATCCAAGATACGGTATAGCAAATAAAGAATTAGCTAGAGCAGAGATACTGGAAGAAAGGGAATCTTTAAAAGAAGATCCTAGGGCTTTGTCTTCTGCAAAAAGAAAGGAGCCGTTAGATGAGAAGGAAGCATTTCAATCAGATAGCTCTGTTTGTGTATACAATCCAATATTATTAAACGATAGGTTAGATATATTAAAATGGAGTAAGTCTAGATTGAAGAAAGGAAACTTTCAATGGAAGGATGGGGTTAGGGATACTGAGGTTGAGTTTAGAGAAAGCGTAAATGGTAGATTCTTAATTGCTGAGATGCCAGCTAAACCAAATGCTTTTGAAAAGAAAGGAAGCGTTATTAAGCCTATGAATAGCTCTATGTATTCAGCTGGTGTCGATCCGTTCTCTCACCAAACGGTAAGTAAATCTCACGAGTCAAGAGCTTCTAACGGAGCTTTAGTTATATTTAAAAAGGCAAACCCATTGTCTCCTACTGAGTTTGATATGAGTCCTGTTCTTTATTATTGCAATCGTCCAGATTCGCCTGAAACCTTTTACGAGGACGTGCGTATGGCTTTGTGCTTTTATGGCTGTAATGCGCTTATAGAGAACAATAAACCAGGTATCATTTATTATCTTGAGGAGAAGGGCTGTGCAGACTTTTGTTTTATGCCTCCAGATAAAAACACAAGGGGTTTATCAGCTACTCTAAAGACTACTACATATATGGCCGAATTGACGGATCAGTACATAAACGACCATATAAACAATGTTTGGTTTGAAGGACTTATAGAGGAATGGCTTCAATTTGATCCAGGTGATACGACTAAGTCGGATAGCGCAATGGCGGCAGGCTATGCACTTATGTTAATTAATAATCATAAGTATAATCCAAAGGTTGGAAAGAAGGAAGATATTGATGTTTTGAATGTATTGCCTTTCTTAAGGGGAAAGAGTTCTAGTAACCTTTTGGGCAAAAAGCTAGGTTTTTAAAGCGTATTATATCAACACAACTAATAAGACGAGATGTCAGCAGAAATAATTAGCAATGCAAGAACGCTCTTTCCAAACGAAGACGTTTCACCTAAAGAAAAGGAATCAAAAGAATGGTTAATGCAATTTGCGCAAGCAGCATTTAATTCCTATGGAGACACACCATTTGGTTCAATCGGTTATAGATCTAGAGACAAATATGAGTGGATTAAAACATACGCTCAAGGCCGTCAGTCTATAGAAAGATACAAAAGAGTATTAACTCCAGATCAAGATCCTAATAACAATAACCTTGTTGTTGATTGGTCTGTATTGCCTATTATACCTAAGTTTAGAAGAACAGCATTAGGATTATTAGAGAAGCAAAACTATGATATTCAAATAGATCCAGTGGATCCGTTTGCTCAATCTGAGAAAGATAAGCTAGTTGCCGAAATGAAAGCAAAGGCTATTCTTAGAGAGGAATTTAAAAAACAAGGAAGACCAGACCTAGCGGAAAGTCCAGCAATTATGGCTAATCCTGGAGAGCCAGATGATTTAGATGGAATTGAAGTAGCCGAGTTAGGTATGCGTCACAAGACATCTATGGAAGCTGAGTTAGTAGTTGAGTTAGTGTTTGACCAAAACGATTACGAAGGTCAACGTAGACAACAATTACAAGATCAGTTTGACTATGGTGTTGCTATATTTAAAGATTACGAACAAGATGGTTTAGTAGGATTTAGAAGAGTGGACCCTAGAAGATTCTTATCTAACTTTTGTACATATCCTGACTTTAGAGATTTAAGATATGCAGGTGAAGTGTTAGAGGTTCCTGTTGCTCAATTAATTCAAATGAGCAATGGTGAATTAACAAACGAAGATATTGAGTTTATTTATAAGTATGCAAATGCAAACCAATGGCGTGGAAATATGCCAGTAGGTAATGCATATTATGGTACATATAATGACTTTTGGAATAAAGGAAAGGTTCAAGTATTGGATCTTGAAATTATGTCTACTGACGATTTAGTTAGAGAAGAAAGAGTTGACCGCAGAGGTAATACTATTTTTGGAAGAGCTGGATTTGAAGATACAAATAATAAGAAACAAAAATTCAAAAGAAAACAAGTTGTAGGTGTATATAGAGTTAAGTGGATTGTTGGTACTAACATTTGTTTTGACTATGGTAAGCAATGGAACATTAAACGCGATCCAATTAACATAGCAAGAGCTAAATCTAGTTTTCATATTGCTCCAGTTGATTTTTTTGATATGAAGACATTCAGCCGTATGGAAGCAATTATTCCTTATGCTGATGCTATTCAGTTAGCGTTCTATAGATTGCAACACGAATTAAATACTGCTGTTCCACGTGGTTTTAATATTAACCTTGCAGCATTAGAGGAAGTAAGTTTGTCTGGTGGCGGAAAGGCTATGAGTCCTTCTGATATTATTGATTTATATTTACAAAGAGGTGTATTGGTTAGCCGTTCAGTTGCAGCAGATGGAAGACAGGTTCCTCCTGCTATTAATCAATTAGAAGGTGGTGTAGGTAATGCTATTTCTGAATATTGGAATATGATTAACAACAATCTAGATATGATTCGTCAGACTCTAGGTTTAAATGAACTTACTGATGGTTCAACACCTAATCCTAAGTTTTTAACTACAGTTGCACAACTAGCGGCAACAGGAACTAATAATGCTTTAAGTGATATTAGCTATGCAGATAGATCACTTGCTCAATCTTTATCAGAAGCTATTATTATCCGTGTACAAGATGTAATTAAAAGAGGTGGTGGTGAAGCGTATGACAACTCACTTGGTTTAGGAACTGTAGAGTTATTGAAACGCTCTCAAGAAATTTCTAAATATACTTACGGTATCTCTATTGTAGACAAACCTACAGCGGAAGAAAAAGCTAAGTTAGATGAATTGGTTAAGGTTGCTTTACAATCTGGCCAAGTAAATATTGACGATGTTATACGTTTAAATAACATTCAAAATATTAAACAAGCTGAATTGTTCTTAGCTTATAAAGTTAAAAAGAACGGAGAGAAGAAACAGAAAGAGGCTATGGAAGCTCAACAAATGAATGGTCAGATTCAACAACAATCTGCTATGGTTGCTGAGCAAGCTAAACAACAAACCATCCAAATGGAATACCAAATGAAGTCTGAACTTGAAAAGGTTAAGGCTGAGATGGAAGGTAAGTTAATTGAATTACGTGGTCAGTTTGATTTAGAAAGAGAAAGAATTGCAGCTACTGGTAGAGTTGAGTCTTCATTCGTTCAAGCAAAAGAAAGAGATGCGGCTAACATAAGAGATAATAAAACTAAATTATTGCAAGACGATAAGATGGAAGAGATGGGTGAGATTGATGTTCCAGCTGAATTAAAATCTACTGTAACTCCAGAAACAGCAGGCGGTCAACCATTGCCTATACAGCAACCTTCAGGGTTTTCTTTCTTAGGAAATGCTAACCAACAACAGCCAGCTGCTCAAGGCGCAGATATGATGCAACAAGGAATGAATGAGCAAATGAATGCTGCTAATCCTGCACAAGAAGAACAAGGTATGCAAGAGGAGATGGCAGGTGCACAAGAAGAACAAGGTGAACCAATGAGTGAAGAACAACAACAAATGCAAGATATGTTAGCGTTCCAAAATCAAGGTCAAGCGTAATATATTGATTAATAACATAAACACAGACACAAATGGAAAACACACAAGAAACAGCACAAGTAACTGAGCAAGTGGTTGAACAAACTGCTCCAGTTGCAGAAGCACAAGCTCCACAAGCGGAGGTTCCTCAAGAGAACCCATTTGCAGGAGAAGGAAAGTGGACAATAAAAGGTGAGCACTCAAGCCCAGGGGTTCAATATAACCAACCTGTGAATCAGTTTGAGGAAGCACCTGCTGAAACAAAGGTAGAGGAAACTCAAGCTGTCGCAGAAAATGCGCCAAGTGAAACGCCTGAAGTTCCAGTGTATAGAGCAGAAGATACAGCGGAAAGCGTAGTATCTAAACAAGAACAAGCTACTCAAGAACCAATTGTTTTTGATCCTTGGGAAAAATTAGGTTTACAAGAAGACGATTATGCAAAGCAATTAATCGAAGCTTATAAAACTAACCAGCTTGACGAGTTCTTAATTAAGACGAATACTAACTACGACTTGTATACAGACGAAGAGATTTTGAAAACACAAATCGATTCTAAGTATCCAAGTTTAGGTGAAGAAGAAAGAAATCTGATATTACAGAAGACTCTACAAAAAGAGTATGGAATAACAGGAGACGAAGAGGATGATAAAGTTGCACGTTTGATGATGAAGATTGAGGCAGACAAAATCCGAGAGGGATTAAAGGCCGAACAATCTCAATACAAACCTAAAGCTTTTGAAAACCCTACGTCGGCAATTGAAGCACAGTTGAAAGCTCAACAGGAGGCAATTCAGCAACAAGTAGAAAGCTTCAAGAATCATTTAACTTCACTACCAGACTATAAGCAATTCGAGACGAGCAGGCTTGTAGAATTTGGAGACGGTGAAAACAGAATGAACTTTGAAGTAGACAAAAGCGCTGACTTTTTGGGAGAAACATTAGACCAAAATAAATTCTTTCAAAAGTTCGTTGGCCAAGATGGTCAATTGGATATGAAGAAATGGATGAAAGCTTGGACATATGCAAACAACCCAGCTGCTGTAGAAAAATCTTTAATTAACTATGGTAAATCATTAGGAGAAAAAAGATTATTCAATGAGCTTAAAAATACTAAAGCTGAAGATGTTGTTCAGACTCCATCAAGAGGTTCTGGATTCGTGATAAAAGCTATCGATGGGCAACCATTCGGTAAATAAAAATAAAAACAATTTTTTAAAACTTTAAATTAAAACAAAATGGCATTTACTTACGGCTATGGTGCACAAGGTGCTACCGACAAGTACACCGCTTCCGCGGTGGCTCTCTTAGACCAAAGAGAGATTTATAACCAACTTATCGACATCCAAGACGATGCTGAGTGGTTAGATTTTATGTATATGGCAGGAAAAAAAGACGCTACTGCGGTTCCTTTCTATACTTCATTCTATAACGATAACTTATACAAGTTAATCGATACTACTGGTGCTACAGTTACTACTGGTGCAGCAACTATTACTGTTTATGGTTTACCAGCAACTTCATTCAACTTTTTATTAGTTGGTGATTTGTTAAAATTCACTAATGGTAAAGTAGGTCGTGTTCAAGTTAAAGGTGATAACACTACTTCAAACAAAATGTCTATCCAATCAGTTGATGGTTCTAACTTAACTTTAACTGCTGGTGACAAACTATCTGCTTTCTCTAATGCACAAGAAGAGGGTTCAATCGAGCCAGGTTCTCGTCGTTGGTCAGTTAGCTCTTTACAAAATCGTGTTCAAATCTTCCGTAATGCAATCAAAATTACAGACGTTCAGAACGCATCTAAAATTGAGTTAGAGTTCAATGGCAAACCATACATCTTACCTTATGAAATGATCCAAGGTTTACAAAAACACCGTGGTGATATTTCTTTGGCTATGTGGTTAGGTGAAGTTTCAAACACTTTGTTTGCTAACTTGGAACCAGGTGTTGCTACAGGTTCTTACCTTGCAGGTGCTCAAGGTTATGGTGTTCAAACTACTCGTGGTATGGATTCTTACATCACTAACTATGGTGTTAATGACTCAGTTACTACTGCTGGTACTTTCACTTTAGCTGACTTATCTGACTTAGAAGCTCAATTAACTGCTGTTCGTGCTCCAATGGAATATATGATCGCAGGTTCTAATCCAGCTGTTGCAGTTATTTCTGACTTCTTGAAAAACTTACCAAGCTCTGGTGTTACTTATAATAACACTACTCCTAATACTTCTGCTCCGAATCCATTCTACAAATCAGGTGTTAACTCTGGTATGTTAAGTGTTAATGGTCGTGAGATCGATTTGCAAGCTGAGAAGTTTATGCACGGTGGTTACACTTATAACTTGAAAGCGTTTAAAGTTTTATCTAACCAAGACGTTATCAACTATACTGGTGGACCAATCGCTAAGTCAATCTACTTCTTACCAATGGGTAAAGTAAAAACTGTTGGTGGTGGAATGAACGATTACTTCCGTTACAAATATATGGCTCAACCAGCTCCTGGTACAGGTTCTGTAGAGACAGCAGAATTAATGACTGGTGCACTTGCTCCAACTCCTACAAACCAAGAACAAAGCTTAACTGTTACTTGGACTTCAAATATGGGATTAGAAGTATTTGCTCCAAACAAATTTGCTAAAATTACTAATATCTTAGCATAGTAAAACTTGAGGAAAAGAGGGGGTTCGCCCCCTCTAATCTTCACTTAAAAATCACACAAACATTTTTTAACACAAAACACAAAACACAATGGCACTAAAAAAGTTAGGAGTCTACAATGACTTCTCTGATGAATTAAAAAAGCAAATAGCTCTACCTAAAAAAGGTACACAAGTTTCTTATAGATTTTTAGATACATATTCAGATCCGATGAGCGGAGAAACTGTATTTAAAGCTAAATTAAAAATTCCTCCATTTTCTAAATGTTTTGATCCAGGTCGTAACGAATGGGTTGAAATAGGTTTAGTATCTGGTGTAGATCAATTTGGAAATCCGATTCCTAATAGAGTAAGAAGAGTTTGGGCATCCCCACAAGAAAATGCAGGTATGATGCATTTAACTATTGGTAATTCACAAGATGATGAATTATTCCAATATCTTGAGCTTGCTTCTTTTAACGCTGCTAATCCAAATAGAGATGAAGAAGTTCACCCTATTTTAGAGCGAGTTAATTTTGAAGCGGAGGCTAAGGAAAACCGTATGGCTTTACGTATGAAGAGAGATGCTTTAATCAAAGCAGCTGCTTTATCTAAAGAAGAAGTATATAACTTGACGTTATTACTTGGTTATGATACAGAACTTTCTGAAGAGGAAATGAGATTTAACATTGAAGACTACGCAGAAGGAGAACCAGAGGATTTTATGGAGCGTTTAAGTGATAAGCAAATCGGAATTAAATCATTAGTTGCACAAGCTATTGTTTTAGATGTTGCTTACATTAGCGTAGAAGAATCTAAATTAAAATGGACAGATTCTGATGGAGACATTATGAAACTTGCAGATCTTGAAGAGGATATGGTTTACGAACAATTTGCAGACTTTATCGACAAGAAAAAACAAGTTGCTGTACTTGATCAGATGAATAAATTAGTAGATGCAAAATTAGCTAAAAAGAAAGCTAAGAAATAACTTAAAGATGTGTTTGTGTTGCTCAACGGCCCCTATTCTTAGGGGCTTTGAGTTTTTATATAGTGCGTATTATATGAGTATATTTTATGGAAATGTTTGATAAATTAAAAGGAGTTGTTCCTCAGACTCTTATAGATGATATGATGGCTCACGAGATTGATACTCCGTTAAGAGCAGCACACTTTTTAGCCCAAGCGGCTCACGAATCAAATTCTTTTAAGTTTAAGTCAGAAAATTTAAACTACAGCCAAGATGGGTTGTTAAAGATTTTTCCTAAATATTTTACCAAAGAATCTTCTGAGTTATATGCAAGAAAGCCTGAAAAAATAGCTAATAAGGTTTATGCAAGTCGTATGGGCAATGGTGATGAAAAAAGTGGTGATGGTTGGAAATTTAAAGGCCGTGGTTACATTCAGTTAACAGGTAAAGACAACTATAAAGCATTTAGCGAATGGGCTAAAGAACCGTCTATTATGGAAAATCCTGATCAAGTTGCAGAAGATAAATACGCAGGATTAAGTGCTATTTGGTTTTGGAATAAAAACGGATTGAATAAGATAGCAGACACAGATAATTTGAGAGATAACTCTACAGTTGAAAAAATAACTAAAAGAGTAAATGGCGGACTTAATGGAATAAAGGATAGAGAAGAGTTGTTTAATAAATATAAAAAAATTCTATTCGTTTAGTTGTATGGATTATAAAAAAATATATAATAATTTAATGGAGTCTAGATATTTATTAAAACAAAAAAGAATATTAGATAAAAAAAATGGATTTTATTTTGAAGGTCATCATATTGTACCTAAAAGTATGGGAGGAGAAGGGTATAGTAATAGGCCAAATTCAAGTAGCAATATAGTTTTATTAACAGCCAGAGAACATTTCTTAGCCCATTGGTTATTATGGTT